TTCGAGGTTTCTATATTAGACAGAACAAAAAGCCCTGCTTATGACGGAACACTAATAACGGCAAGAGCAGAAGGCGAAGACGTACAAGTACATTACAGGGGCGAAGACTTTATAGACGATATGGACTTATTCGACGAAGAAGACACACCCGAAGAAGAACTACAAGACTTAAAAGAAGACATTATAGAAGCCAAAATACAGGCAGAAACAGAAAAAGAACTTAATGACGAAGTTCGAGAGGAAAGCCCTAAACAACAAGAAATTGTTGAAAAAAATATAGACTACTCAAAATACGAGCAGTTAATTCAAGATATGAAGGAGGAAAAATAATGGAAAAAGAATTAGTAGAAAAGAAAAACGACTTAATTACAAGAGCCGAAGACGTACTTAACACAGCAAAAGCTGAAAAAAGAGAGCTAACAGACGCAGAAGCACAAGAGTTGGCAGAAATAAGAGACAACGTAAGACGCATAATGAAAACTTTAGAGTTAAAAGGAGAGTTCGACAAAATGGAAGGAGACGCTTTAGAAAAAGAAGGCCTACCAAAAAATGAAACTAGAGCAGAAGTAAACGAAAGAGCTTTAGAAGAAGAAAAAGCTTTCGCTGACTATATCAGAGGTGTTGTAAACGAAAGAGCAAATAACTTAAAACCAGCTAGTAACTCAGCAGGAGTAACAATACCAACAACAATAGCAAATAGAATAATCAAAAAAGTATATGATATATGCCCTATACTAGAAAAATCAACAAAATATAATGTTAAAGGAACATTAGAAATTCCTTACTACGACGTAGATACAACAACTATTACAGTTGCTTGGGCAACAGAGTTCCAAGAGTTAGACTCTAACGTAGGTAAATTTACAAATATTCAATTAACAGGATATTTAGCAGGAGCTTTGACTTTAATTTCAAGAAGCTTAATAAACAATTCACAATTTGACATAGTTTCTTTTGTAGTAGACCAAATGGCTTACTCAATTAGAAGATTTATAGAAAATACTTTATTGAATGGATCAGGAAGCGTAACAGGTTTATCTAATTTGACAAACGTATTAACAGCTGGAAGCTCAACAGCTATTACTTCTGACGAAGTTATAAGATTAAAAGACAAAGTAAAAGACGCATTCCAAGCTAACGCTATATGGATTATGTCTCCTGCTACAAGAACAGCTTTAAGATTATTGAAAGACGAAGTAGGTAGATACTTACTACAAGACGATATTACAAGCCCATTCGGTACTGTATTACTAGGAAAACCAGTATATGTAACAGACAATATGAGAGATATGGAAGCTGGAGCAACAGCTATTTACTATGGAGATATGTCAGGACTAGCAACAAAATTCAGCGAAGATATGAACATTCAAGTATTAAGAGAAAAATACGCAACACAACACGCTATTGGTGTAGTTGGTTGGTTAGAGTTTGACTCTAAAATTGAAGACGCACAAAAAATAGCTAGATTAAAAATGGATGGTGGTACACCTGAGGAACTACCTTAAGACAAAGCTACCCTGTTACTTTTTCAATAGTAATCTGCTTAATAGGGGGTGTATTTTATGTATAAAGCAATAAAAACTTTTGCAGGTACTAAAATTGCAATGAAAAAAGGCGACGTAAAAGAATATATAGAAAAAGAAATCGCCGAAGACTTACTACGTGCTGGCTACATAGAAGAAATAAAACTAGAAGCTAAAGCCGTAGAGCAAGAAGTTAAAGAAGAAATCAAAGAAGAAGTAGTAGAAGAAGTAAAAGAAGTTGAAAAACCTAAAAGAACTACTACAAGAAAGAAAAAATAATATTAAATCTGTTGTTTAGGGAACTCCAAATAACAAGGAGGTAACAATATGAATGAAATAACAAAAGTAAGTCAAATAACTTACAGCGACTTGGCGAGCTATATTCGTTTAGTCGAGGTCGAGCAAGACGACCAAAACACGCTCAATAATCTTTTAAATGTTGCAAAAACATTTATACAAAACTACACAGGACATACCGAAGCAGAACTAGACGACTACGCAGACTTTGTAATAGTTGTTTTTATTTTAGTTCAAGATATGTGGGATAACCGTACTTTGTATGTTGATAAAACAAACTTAAATAAGGTTGTCGAAACTATACTAGGTATGCACAGTATCAATTTATTATAATTTATTATGAAAAGTAGCTTAATAAATGCAGGTAAATATAATAGACGTATAACGATTTACCAAGTTGTAGAAGGTAAAGACGCTGACGGCTTTCCTGCTAACGTTGAAACCGTAATATTAAATACTTTTGCAGACGTAAAAACAATGCGTGGCTATACTATATTAATTAATGATAGCGACTTCGAGAAAGCTTACACTAACTTTACAATAAGATACCCAAGCACAACAACAATAACAAGGGATATGCTTATTAAATTTAGGGGTAAGACTTACGAAATACAATACATTAACAATATAGACGAAGCCAACGTAGAACTTGAAATACAAGCAAAGGAAGTAACACACTAATGGCTAAAGTCAAAGTAGAGCTTCCAACCGAAGTATTGAAAGAAATTGAATTTATAAGCAAAAATGCAAAAAATATATTCGGTAAAATGACAACAGCAGGAGCAGAAGTAGCTTATAAAAATATAGTTAACAATGTGCCAGCAGGAATGAAGCAAAGTGCCGAGCTTATGAACTGTTTACGTATAACAAAAGTGTACGAAACACCAAGCGACGCTGGAATAAATACAAAAGTATTGTTTAGTGGGTACTTTACTAATGAAAACGGAGTCAAGACACCTGCTCCACTTGTAGCCAATATTTTTGAGTACGGCAGAAGTGCTGAAAGTAAACATGGTGGAATTGTAAAACAACCATTTTTACGTAAGTCTTTTAATCGTACACAAATAACAAAAGCTATGTTAGAAGCTCAAAAAAAGGAAAGCAGGGGGCTATTAGATGAATAGTGTTATAGAACAATTATTTAATAATTTTATAGTTAATGGCGTTGAAATTCCTGTAAGCTTTTTAAGATACACAGGAAATAAAACAACCTATATAACTTATATGTTAACTAATACAGAAAATAGCCTTTCAGCAGAAGACCAAATACAAAACTATGTAGATCTATACGACTTCGATATTTACTCAAAAGGCAACTACTTAAAGATTATTGATGAAGTAATAAATAAAATGACGCAAGCAGGTTTTATATGGCAACCTAGCCAGTCTTCAGGCGATATGTACGAAGACGACACAGGCTACTTCCATAGAACACTTTGCTTTGCTATTGAAAGGAGCGTAAATACAAATGGCTAGAATAGGTTTAAACAATTTTAGATATGGAATTTTAACAGAAGCACAAGACGGTACACCAAGCTATGCAGGTGCTTTAATTCCGGGGAAAGCAATTTCTTGTAACGTTGAAGTATCAAACAATAGTGCAAAATTATACGCAGACGACGTAGAGCAAGAGACAGACACAAGCTTCGCAGGTGGAACAGTAACAATAGGACTAGATAGAGCAGACTATACAACACAAGCAACTATGTTAGGACATAATTACAGCGAAGAAAACGGAATGGTAAGAAATTCAAACGACGTAGCACCATATATTGGCTTTGGTAGAGTAATAAAATTAATGCAAGATGGGGCTTTGAAATGGAAAGTTGAATTTTTATATAAGGTAAAAATGGCAGAAGCCAGCCAAACTGACACAACAGAAGGAGAAACAGTAGAGTTCGGAACTGTTGAAATGCAAGGGCAAGTTATGCAACTTGCAAATGGTAATTGGTCAATAACAAATACTTTTGACACAAAAGCCGAAGCAATTTCATACCTAGAAGGTTTGTTAACTACTACACCTTCTGCTTAATAACATAGCATAAGAAGTTTATAACGGGCAAATCTTTTATAGGTTTGCCTTATTTTTTTATTTAAAAGGAGTGAAAATGAAATGAAAGATTATAATGGAGAATTTGAATACAAAGGGAAAGTATATAAGTTAGTTTTCAACTTAAACGTAATGGAGCAAATACAAGACGAATACGGCTCAATAGACGCTTGGGGTAAATTAACAGAAGGCGACGAAAACGGCGAGCCAAACGTAAAAGCTGTTAAGTTCGGTTTTACAGCTATGATTAATGAAGCAATAGACATAGAAAACGAAGAAAAAGGAACAGATATAAAGCCTGTTACAAAGCAATTTGTAGGGCGTATGCTTTCTGAAATAGGTATAGAAGCAATGGCTACAAAAATGCAAGAAACAGTAATTAACAGCACACAAAATCCTGACGCACCAAAAAACGTGTAATTCCTGACGAAGAAGACGACGACGACATAAACTACGCAATAGATTTTAGCTGGTATTACTTCGTCGGCAGGAACAAACTAGGCTTTGAATACAAAGAAGTTGGAAGACTGACTCTAACACTTTTCAATAAATTATATAAGCATTATAAAGATAACTTCGATATGGAACTAAGGCTTAAAAATGCCAATATGACATACGAAGAAGCATTTAATAGACAACAAGAAGAACAAGAATGGTTTTAAGGAGGACTAATAATGGGAGGCTATACAGTATATATGCACACATTCCCAAACAAAAAACGCTATATAGGTATAACAAAACAAGAGTTAAATAGAAGGTGGCGAGAAGGTAACGGTTATATTGGGCAACCAGTTTATAATGCTATTTTAAAATATCGGTTGGAATAATATTAAGCACGAAATATTATTTACTAACTTGTCAAAAGAAGAAGCAGAACAAAAAGAAATAGAACTTATAAAAACTTTAGAAACTAATAGCCACAAAAATCGGTTATAACGTTACTGAAGGTGGTAGTAGCCCTCTAATGACAGAAGAAACCAAGAAGAAATTAAGCGAAGCTAAAAAAGGCAAAATGGCTGGAAAAAATCATTGGAATTATGGAAATCATTGGAGCGAAGAAGTAAAACAAAAAATAAGTAGTAAACACAAAGGCTATAAAATGGCAGAAGAAACAAAAGAAAAATTAAGAAAAAAATTTAGTGGGAGCAACAACCCTATGTATAATACTAAAATGCCAAAAGAACATAAAAAGAAATTGCAAGAAGCTTGTGTAAAAGCTACTTCAAAACCAGTTATCTGTATAGAAACTAAAGTTATATATAGTAGTGGAGCAGAAGCACAAAGGCAAACTGGAATATGTGCAAGAACTATACAAAATTGTTGCAGGAATATAGGCTTTTATAAACCCGCTGGCGGTTATCACTGGAAATATTATAATTAATATTTACTTATAAAAGTCAAGAAAGGAGATGATGATATGTCTGGTTTCGGTGGATCAGTCAAACTCTAACTGGCGAAAGCGAGTATAGAACAGCCTTAAAAAATATAACACAGAGCTTAAGGGAAGTTTCAAGCCAATTACAACTTAATGCTACTAAGTATGACGCAAACGACAAGTCAGTACAAAACTTGGCTAAGAAAGAGCAGGACTTAAACAAAATATATAAAGTGCAAGAAACAGAAGTGTCAAAGTTAAGGTCTGCTTATGACAGCTTTTCTAAGAAAGTTCAGGAGCAAGCAAAAGCTCATACAGAACTAGAAAAAACATATAAGCAAGAAAAAGCTGAACTTGACCGAATAGCAAAGACACTAGGTACTACTTCTAAAGAATATCAAGACCAAAAAGCAAAAGTAGACGCATTAGAAAAGTCTTTAATAAAGAGCAGGCAAGAAAATGACAATAACAGAAACGCTTTAAGTAAAATGGGTACAGCCTTAAACAAAGCAGAAACAGACTTAATTAAAACAGCAAAGGAAATGGATCACTTAGGCGACGAAGCACAACAAACAAGCTCACAAGTTAAAAATGCTGGCGACGGTTTTACAGTATTCAAGGGCGTACTTTCTAATTTATATACAAAAGGTATTAAACTTGCTATAACAGGGCTTAAAAAACTTGGTAGTGTTGTAATAGACGTAGGAAAACAAGCACTAAACAGCTATGCAGAATATGAACAGCTTGTAGGTGGTGTAGAAACACTTTTCAAGGATAGTGCAAAAGAAGTAGAAGGATACGCAAACCAAGCATACAAGACAGCTGGACTAAGTGCTAATAAGTACCTTGAAACTGTAACAAGCTTTAGTGCTTCGCTACTTCAAGGTTTAAATGGAGACACAGCTAAAACAGCTAAAATAGCAGATATGGCAATAATTGATATGGCAGACAATGCAAATAAAATGGGAACTTCTATGGAAATGATACAAAATGCGTATCAAGGCTTTGCTAAACAAAACTATACTTTGCTGGACAACTTGAAGTTAGGCTATGGTGGAACTAAAACAGAAATGGTAAGGCTTATTAACGACTCTAAGATACTTAATCACGAAATTAAGAACTTGGACGGAATAACCTTCGACCAAATAGTAGAAGCAATACACAAAGTGCAAGAAAATATGGGTATTACAGGAACAACAGCAAAAGAAGCAAGCTCAACCATTACAGGATCAGTAGCAAGTATGAAATCAGCTTGGCAAAACTTATTAACAGGAATAGCAGACAGTAACCAAGACTTTGGAAAACTTGTTAAAAACTTTGTTGATAGCGTGCTTACAGCTGGGAAAAATGTAGTGCCAAGAGTCAAAGAAATAGTTGAAGGTGTAAAAAGACTACTTAATAGTTTAATTACAGACGTATTCCCAAGACTAAAAAAAGAAGTACCACAGCTAAAACCTTTAATAGAAGGCTTTGAATGGTTTATTAAGAACAAAGACAAAGTAGTAACAGCAATAAAAGCAATGGTTACAGCTTTTGCCGTAGCAAAAATAGCACAATTTACAAAGTCAATTTCTGACGGTGGAAAAGCTTTAATTTCTA